AGCACCGTAAGCAGTTACAAAAGAACCAAAAGAAGAACTAGCACCATTACCACCACGATATGCAGACGTTGCACCTCCTTGTCCTCCACCTACACATATAATATTAAGAACATCACCAACTTTCAAATCGTAATCATTAGGGTTAAAAGTTCCACTTGCAACAAACATTTGCATTCCCATTATATACTTCCTCCATTCATAATTATTCCAGGATTAAAACCATACATCATAACCATTTCATACGTTGAATATCTTTCGTTAAAATTATCTTGTCTTAAATCAATAGTTTTTATATTATCTGTAATTTGTTGAAATGTCGCATCACTTTGAGTTGGCTTTCCTACGTCAGTGAGGGCAGATGCTATCTGAGCCTTTCCCTTACTGACAGATTGAAAAAGCACATCACACTGTTGTTTATTTTCTTGAATTTGTGAATCTAAATAAGTTACATCAGCTTCTGACAATCTGCCTTTTAAAGTATTTAACCATTCACCTAAGTTCTCATTGTAAGTTTTTAATACATTCTCTTGAGTAGCACAAGTCAAATCAAACCAAGCTTTCCACTGTGCTGGATATTCTATTTTCTTTTCATTTAAAAAATCCTGAAACTGTCTAAATATTTCACTTGTATCAGCTTGTATTAAACTATTAGCAAGACCACATACATTAGTATTCAGTCTTTCGTCTGAAATTGAACTTGCTTCAATAAAGCTTTTTCCAGCTATAATTCTGACTTGAGCTAGCGAAATTTCATATATATTTTCATTTCTAGTTAAATCACTAGGAACTGGAGTAGCTCCTGGAGTTCCTTTTAGCACAAAAGCTTTTATATATCTGTTTTCTAAAGTCTTATCTAATCTAATAATTATTCTATCAATTCTATCTTGCGTAGGATCAGCGGCATCTATAGTCAGATTCAAATTTCCACTTCCAAGTGAATATTTATATCCTTCAATCCAAGCTTCTCCTGCTTTAATGAAAACATTCATTGAATTATTTTCACAACCAACCTGAAGATTTTCTCCTCCATTTAAAATTCCTGTTCCAAGTACACTTTTGAAAAAATCAGCAAATTCTTGAGCCGAATAATTCCTCTCATCATCAATAGTTGAATCAAAAAAACTATATTTTTCAATTCCTGGCATATAATAACCTCCTTAAACTCCTGTATAACGATTTTTCCACTTAACCAATACCTTTGTCTTTATGGAATCGTTATTACTTGTATAACTTAGTATGTTAAGCCCTAAATCTAAGCTCCAAAATACACTCGCTAAATCTATATAGCCAAGAGCATTTTTTCTATTACCTTCTGCATCCTCTATTTCAATTAGTTTATTATCAAAACTTGTATCTATTATTAATTTTTCATTTTCCTTTAGCTCTTTTGTTATGCCTATAAATTCTCCAGTAGTTACATTTGTAACTGTAGGATTTTTTGCTGGACCATAAAAAATTATATTAACAGGAGCTTTAACCTCTCCATCATTCATAACTTTATTTTTGAATCCCCTATATGAAAAAGTAGTTGGGATTTTAAGCCTGAAATTAAGTCCTCCCATTAAATAACTCATTTCTTTACTTGTATGAAATGTGTCCAGGAGAAAAGGATCAGCAGCAATAAAATGTATAACTGTTTCTAACTGCTGATCTGGACCCTCTACATCATCAACATTAAACTTAGGAGCTTGATCTATTGCAACTTTTATTTCCTTTTCTTTTCCTGTATAAACATATTTAAGAGTGCCTTGCCCAAGTAATGGGTTAAACACTCTTAAAAGTTGTTCTCTTAATCTGAATTTTTCTTCTTCATTATCGTTGAGTAAAGCTAAGTGAATACTGAGAAGCCTTTCGTCTACAGTAGAATCAATGTAACTTTTCCCAAGTTGAAAGGGGGCTTTTTTAGTTTGGACATTTACATTCATACCATCAAGCCCAAGAATTTTTTTTAAAACAAAAGGGGCTTGATTTCCTATTTCAATACTTATTCCTTTTGAGTTTGTAAATATTAATTTTTCCATTTAAATCCCCCATTCAAAATTAAGATTACGAAGCATCGTTGTATTATTTCTTCTGATTTCCCTCTCATCCAAAGCTTTTGGACTTTGGAATGTGTTGTGTTGAGTTATAGAAGGTTTTACCTTTGAAGCTATGGCACTTGCTAATTTTTCATAGTCAATATCAAGAGTTAAATTCAAATTCTTCATACTACTTGAAGCATCTGCCTTCAATGATCTGGCAGCATGAAAAGCATTTTCTAATGTATTCATATGGCTCTGGGTTAAAACCACCTCAGTATCTTCCAGGATCGTTGGGACCTCATTTGATTTTAGCGAGCTGAAGAACCCACCCAAAGTAGTTAATGAATCAAAGAATCTCATGTTGCCTGTATCATTTACAGGACCACCTTCGTGTCTTATCCTAAATCCTGACTTATCATAGGTATGTCCATCTTTACCACGATGAACCCCAGACTTTTTCTCTGAATCAGATATTTTATACTTGTCATTTGTTGCATCTCTTACCTTTCCACTATCTGATATAACGGTGTGCTTTCCATCATTAAACACATGATGTTCGCCTGTATTTTCATTATAGTAAGATTTATTTTTACTTCTACTACCTCCACCACCAGAGCTTCTTGAACTTGAAGAAGTGTCATAAACCCCTTTAGAAACTTCTTTATAATATTTCTTCCAGGAGTCTGTCGCACTATCTACTTTCTTTTTGGTTTCATCTAGTTCATTGTTAACTTTCTGTTGAGCAACTTGTAAATCTAATAATTTTAACTGCAGCTCTTGAGCTTCATATGAGTTCTCACCATATTCTTTGGTTACTATCTCAAGGGCTTGTTGAGTATTGTCAATCTGCTCATTCAGAGCTTCATGTTTTTTCTGCTGCAGCTCAAGTTGCTTTGATAATAAAATGGAACTGTCTTTTACTTCTTTATTTTTTAATTTCCACAGTTCAAATTTTTTGTCCATTATTGAAACTGTATTCTTAACATATCCATTAACTTTATTTAAAGAAGTTGCGACAACCTTCGCTACATCTTCAGAAGCTTTTTTGACCTTGTGCTTATTCTTTTTAATACCATCAGTAAACATATTCATAAAATTGGGTGCCCACTGATCCGAATTGCTGCAAGCTCCTTTTTTAGTTGGGGAACTAAATCCAAGATAATCTTTTATAGTTTGCCCCACATCTGAAATAGTCTTTTTAACACTTGCTACTTTGCCTTTAACACCAGCCACAAACATATCAATTAAATTACTACCCCATAATTTAGCTTCTTTTATTTTTGCATTTACCTTTTTATCAAAATCAGCACCTTTTTTATGTATCCAATTTCCTAGATTCTCAATGCCATCTGTAATTGTTTTTACAGTACTTTTTATACCATTTACAATAAATTCGTTTGCTCTTTCATCGATGTCTGCCCAATTATTTCTGAATACTTCCCATTTATTTAATATTTCACCTGTAGACCAATCAACTTCATTCACATGCTCTGCAGCTTGTTTTTTAGCTTCTTCAACAACTTGTGTATGCATATCTTCGGCATGTTTGATTGATTCGTCTCTTTGTCTTTTAGCTTCTTCAACTATCCTGTCAGCCATTTCGTTAGCTTCTTTTGTCCCTTGTTGTCTAAGTAATGCAGCCTGTTTTAATCTTTCATTGTATTCCTGTTCTGCATTTTTTATTGTTTCTTCCTTTTGCTTAACACTATTTTGAACAACCTCTGCTGCCTGTCTAGCTGAAAGATTCTTTGAATTGGACCTCATTCTTTCCATTATTGCCAATTGCTCTTGCTCACTATTTGAGAGAACTTTAATACCTGAATCAATCATTGATTTTTGAATTTTATCTATTTCTTTTCTCTCAGCTTCTTTTAATTTTCTATTTTCTTGAGCAGCTTTATTCAAAATCTCATTTATTTTTTTATTACCTTCTTTATTTAACTGAATTTTTCCGTCATAACCTTTTTTTACAGTTTCAATCATTTTTTTCTGTTCTTCTTTTGAAATGTTAGTAGACTCTTTAAATAAATCTTTAAGGGACTTAACACCCTTTTCTTTAGCTTCTTGAAGCTCAGAGTTTATTGAGTTAGCCATACCATCAAAATTAGAAATTATTGAATCAGCCATATCCTTAGTAACTTTTTTACCAGACCAGCTTAATTCATTTAGTGAAACTGTAGCAGTATCATTCAGATCAAGAAAAGCTCCAACTGCTTGCTGGGTACTTTCTGAAACTTCAGGACCGAATCTTTCAATCTCTGGAATAGCATCTTGACTGAAATAGTCATATAAACCATAGACTGCTACACCTAGAGCAGTAATACCAGCAAGAGCAAGTCCAACAGGTCCCAGGGTTGCATATATAGCATATCCAAACCCTTGCACACCACCACCAGCAAAAGCCATAGCAGAACCGAAATTTGTAACCATTCCTGAAGCTGCTACAAATACACTTGAAGCCATACCAATAGTATTTGATATTGTACTTATTAAAGCAAATAACTTCCCTCCTATCAAAAGGAGTGGTCCAATGGCTGCTACTAATAAAGAAACCTTAACTATAGTCTCTTTTGTACTATCATCCAGGCTATTAAATGCATTAACCCACTCATTGATCCATTCAACAACATCACGAATCATAGGTGTCAAAGTTTCGCCTAATGAAATGGCAGCACCTTCAAGTGCACTTTGAAGCATCTTTATAGCACCACTTAAATTATCATTCATAGTCTCAGCCATTTTTTTAGCTGAACCATCTGAATTCTCAAGCCCTTCAGTGTAGTCCTCAAAATCATCCGTTGAAGTGTTCAATACTGCAAGCATTCCAGACATAGCTTGTTTTCCAAAAATAGCAGTTGTTGCTTGTAGCTTTTGTTGTTCAGTTAGGTCCTCAAAACTATTTCGTAATTTCCCCATTATCTCGTTGAATGGAAGCATATTTCCATGAACATCTGTTGTACTAACTTTCAGCTCATCAAGCCACCCTTTAGCTTGTTTGGTTGGCTTTGCTAAGTTTGTAAGAGCAGCCCTTAACGTTGTTCCTCCCTGGCTCGCTTTGACACCACTATTTGCCATCATAGCAAGTGCAGCAGTTGTTTCCTCGGCAGTCATACCAAACGATGCACACACAGGAGCTGCATACTTAAAAGATTCTCCAAGCATTTCAACATTGGTGTTCGCACTCGAACTTGCCTTTGCCATAATATCTGCCAAATGCCCAGCTTCCTGGGCTTCCATTCCAAAGGCAGATAAAGCATCCGAAACTATATCTGCAGTTGTACCAAGAGAAGTTCCACTTGCTGCTGCAAGGTCCAAGAGTCCTGGCATAGCCCCTATAATTTCATTAGTGTCCATTCCAGCCATACCAAGATATTTCATACCATCAGCAGCCTCTGAAGCTGAAAATTGAGTTGTTGCACCCAGGTCTTTTGCAGTATCTTCTAATTCCATGAAGTCTTGTCCTGTTGCTCCTGTTATTGCTGAAACCTCTGACATAGCAGCTTCAAAGTTAGCTGAGACCACTGTGATGGCAGTTCCAACGGCTGCTATTGGAAGAGTAACCGACTTTGTAAGGGTTGCCCCTACATCAGTCATAGTTCCTCCGAGAATATCCAGGTTATCACTGAAACTATTTGTTTCGGTTTCAAATTGCTTTAACTGAGTACCAGCCCTTTGTATTCCAGAACTGAAGTTATTTGTATCTAACATTAAATAACTTGCAACAGTTCCTGCATTTATCAAATTTTGCCACCTACCTTTCTACCCTCTGTGGTGTTGAAGCCAGCTCAAGGTGTTTTCATTACCTTGTTTTACTACAGGATCATCACTCTCAAAGGTAGGTTCATTACCTTCTTTAATTTGAGATATAATATAAAAAACTGCTTCATCGAAACAAAAAGCAGCATAATCATCTTCAATATTTAAAATTTTACTTGGTCTTTCCTTGGTGTTTTGACTTATTTGAATTATACTTAGGACCTTTGGGCTTGTTATGAAATTTTTTCAATGCTGCCACCCCCTGTTGAGAATATGCGAACAACTCCATTAATTGTTGATCTGTTAGCTTTATACCAGCTTTTTTCAAATCTTCATAACTTGGCTCGACAAGACTTTCTTGAGCCATTACTTCAAATATTGCGATCATATCATTAAGGTCTGCTTCTTCTGGATTGACTTTCTTTTGAAACATATCCATAGCAAGTGACATTAACGTATTAGGGATTTTCCCCTCTTGTGCAAGCCCTAATATACCAACTCGCTTCAATTTACATACAAATGGCTTCTCATCCCATCCAGGAAGTGGCACAACTTTAATAAAACTTTTTTGAACATCTTCTAAACTTGTAACTTGTAAGTTATTATTCATATTAATCACCTCTAAAATTATTTTTTAAATAAAAAAGCCCCTTTAAAAAAGGGACTTTAATTTATGCTGGAATAGTTAATTCATCCTTAGTTAAATAATCAATCCCATACGGAGATTCTCCTATTCCTGGAGCACTTTTAATCTTTAGTTGTGGAACCATAAAATCTTCATCTTTCAAGCTAAATGATACAGGAGTTCCTTCGCAGTGTGGATATGCTAATTTCACATAGCCCAATATGTTTCCAGAAGTGTCCTTTTCAGCAGTATAAAGATTTAATGTAAACTTTGTTCTTTTAACTTCTTTACCTGTCTCTGGAGCTCTATATTTAAACTTTTTCGGATTGCTTTCATCATAAGTAATAGTTCCTCCATCTATCAACGTAAATACATCTGGAGTAAACATATTATCCTTTAAAGTTAAATCCATTCCTATACAGATATCTTTTGTCTCAGACTTTGAATATATAGTATTCTTTATTCTTAAAATCTTTTCTTTTCCTTTACTTAATTTGGGGCTTAATTTACACTCTGAAGCAGTTTTAAATTTATATGTTTTAGGAGTATCCTCTTCTGTAACTATTTCAGCCAGAACAATGTCTGAAAGTGGCAAACTTTTCGCTACCGTATCACCCATTTAAATCCCTCTTTCTATAATTTTTTAGTTGTAACATATTCTATTTTTTTAAAATGAGCTTTTCTTTTTTCATCTATCATTGATGGTGTTTCATTTCCTGAAGGTTTCAAATGAATATATACTTTCATAGCTTCTTTTACTTCTTCAGCTAAATACAAAAGTCTTGTGTATTCAGCTAAAGGAGTATAGATATATAAATCTATGGTTGCATACCCAAGCTTATTAGTTCCAGCAATATGATTCTGTCCACTATCTTTGACAACTATATATTCACTGTCGCATATTCCTTCTTGCTGCCCAGGAAAATATACATGAAAACCTTTTAAATCTAAAAGCTCAAATACTTTTTTAATCATATTAAAACCCTACTTCCCAAGTGAATTTCTCATTCCTTCTATAATGTCAGGAGCATTTTCTCTTATTGTAGGATATAAAATCGCATGCTTCCCCTCGTTGCAAAACTCTAAATACGGAGAATACTCTTTATTTCCAGCAATAAATATATTACATTTATTCCCTTGCCATTCATGTCCTCCCTGGATTGTCTGTCTTGCTTGAGCAGATCTATCAGTCCAAGAAGCATTTTTCTTTGCTTGTCCTTCTAGTTTTTTACCAGCAGTATTAGCATAAAGTCCAACTGCAGCTCTCATTTTAATCTCACTTTCAGCCAATCCCTTTAACACTCCTTGTATATCTATATTGAGACTCATTGAATCACATCCTTTCTAGTAGCATGTCGTTTAAAATACCCATATTTTCTCCTAAATCAGTTATTTTATATTTGACCCCTTTTCTTTCAAAGAAGTCGCCTTCATGTACCTTTTGACCTTCTTCATCTAAGAGTATTAAAAAATATTCTTTTCTTCCCGTAGCAATAACTCCACCTTCACCGATATTTATATTGAAATATGAATTTTTACCGTGATAAAAGCCATTTATTTTACAAATATCTATAGGATCGTCCATAGGTTCATTGAATTTATTAAACTGATTTCTTTGAATTGTAACTTCTTCAGCTACGCCAACTTCAGTTATAGAACCAATTATATTTTCCTGAATGCTTTTAACGTCTATCACCTTTCATCAGCTCTTTTCATACAACCTGATGAAGATGGTCTATATAATTTAGCAAGCCTTAAAAAATACTTTTGAGAAGATGGAATATCAAGTCCAGGAAGCTTTATTGCAGTGTTTTCAGCTTTTATTAAGAGTCCTTCATAAGAAGCTTTTTCTATATCAAAGTTATTTTTTTGAAGAAGAAGTTCCAGTTCATCATCTTCAAAACATTGTTTCTTCTTTTCTCTCAAATTAAACTTCAATATTCTCAAAAGCTCTTGTTTTTGTTCATAAGTTACTCCCATATTACTCACCATCTTCTGCATTTTCTAAAGCTTCAATAAGTTCATCTTTTTTCATATCATCATAACCTTCTATCCCCTTTTCTTGAGCTAATATTTTAAGTTGATCTACCTTCATTTTTTTATAATTTATTTCTTGATGATTATCTTCTTCTAAATCGTCACTTACTATAGAAAAACCTAAAGGCTCATACACTAAAGTATAAGCCTTTTCTGTAACATCAAATATTTTCCCATCACTTCTTTTGATTTTCATTTTATGCACCTGCCTTTGGAGTTAATGCAGAGAATGCCCCTTCTTTTAATACCATGAAAGCAACATGCATAGTCACTCTTAAAGCAACCATATCTCTCTCAAATAAGTTTATAGGCTTTCCATCTTCTCCTAATACATCTAAAGTTGCATCTTCTGATATTTTATATTCAATATTTTTAAGAACTCCATATCTAGCATAATCCCAATCGCCTGTTATTACTCTAGCCTTTTTATGGTCCCACGACTTTGACTTAACATATCCTATTGGCAAACCATGAAGCGTTGCAGGCTCTGCTTTTGTCTTATCTTTGAACAGCGGATTTCCAAGTTCATCTTTTGCAGTTCTTAGAGCATCTTTGAATCTTATAGTAGTTGTCCAACCATTAGGCTCTTTATCCTCCATTTCTATCATAGACATAAGCTTAGAACTTTCTGTACCTAAGCCTTTTTTAGTAGAACCTTCTTCTAACTTATTACCTGCTGTTGTGATATTTGCCCAAATATTTTGACCTGAAGCATAAGGAGAATCTTTTCCAAACAATGTAGCTTGGTCATATTTAGTGTAAAAAGCTTCCGCTATAGCAGATCTCATGTTAGCAAAGAACTCAGGTACTGACCAGTTTAAAGCTTCATTTGTTACAGGAATAATTACTCCCAACTTTTTAGCTTCCATTTCAGCTTTTAACCAAGTGGGCTTTGATACTCCTATCTTTTGACCTTCATTTACCCAATAAGCTCCTACACCATCAGCTAGATATGTGAATTCCTTTTTAGGCTTAGTCATTTTTTCATATTTTGCAAGCCCCATCACAGCAGAACCTTTTACAAAATCCTGAATAATTAATTTAGATTGCTCTGTTGGAACATTTCCTGTTCTTGTATCTTGCATAACCGCATTATCACCAACTGCAGCAAATAACTGTAAATTTAATTTTGAATTAGGTTTGTTCTTAATCATTTTATTCATAATAAATTCCCCCTTATCTTATACGACTATTTAATATTACTTCATCAAAATTGTCTTGTGTTGTATTATCTAGTCCAGTATTACCTCTAGCTGGATTTCCAGGACCACCTAAGTTACCTGGAGTATTATCTTCTTCAAATAGATATGCTTTATTTTCTTTAAGATTCTTAATCTGTTCATCTAACCCGATAAACTCTCCATTTTTATGAGCCAAAGAATCCTTTTTAATATGTGGTAATATATCAGCTATATCTTTTGGTTTAGAACCTAAAATTACTTTTTCCAAATTGAAATTAAATTCTTGGTCCTTTATAGTTTGTTTACTATTATTTAAATCTTTTTCTAAAGTTTCAAATTTAGATTTAATATCCTCAAGCTTTTCAGCTCCCAAAGTCTTTTTGAAAGATTTCAAACTTTTATCCAAAGTGTCAAAATTATTCTTATAGTTGTCTCTTTCACTTACTGCTTTATCATAATCAGATTTTTTAATATACTGAGGTTCTTTTTTATTATCTATAATAAGCTCAGTATCTGTTTTAGTTTGCAAAGTATCTACTATCTTTTTTGCTATATCCTCACCAAATAATTCTTTAAGTTGCTTAAATAAATCCATTATATACCTCCTGATTTTAGAAATAATTAAACCCTATACAATAAGCATAGGGTTTAACGTGCATATATATTGATTTCTGTTACAATATCTTTTAGATATTGTTTTTGAATCTTAAAGTTATCTATTAATTCATCAACTGAATCGAAATTAATTGGTTCTTTATAAATTTCACCCGCTGAAAAATTATCATTAACAGGACATATAAAGTATTTTTTATCCTTATATCCAAATTCTATATCACTAAGCATATGTAAATCATCTTTTAATTCATTTATATTTTTATATTTACCAGGCATATTACTCATCATCTCCTTTCTTAGGTAAAATATCTGAATTGATTTTTCTATCTATTTCACTTATTTCATCTACCTCTTTTTTTACTACTCTTCCATTTTTCCAATAATAATAGTGTACATGCTCTCCTTTTAATCCAAAAGGATGCTCTTTTGAGTTTCCATGATTAGTAGTATGTATATGTTTTACAAAATATGCATCCTCTCCATAAAATACTCTTTTATTTATAGAGTCATCATTATCCTTTACATCAATAACAGCATTAGGCTTATATTTTGCAGGAACTTTTTCACCTGCTTCAAATATCTTATCTATTATTATACCACTATTTTCCTGATTTGATTCATTTGCATTCTTAGTTTTAATATCTTTTTTATTTTCTATACCTGCAAACTCTAATCCATAATTTTTATACCAAATATCAAGCTTTTCATTAGATTCTCCATCTACCCAGGCTCTTAATTCGCTACCTATTTCCTCTAGACTTTTAGGAATAACTGCATATACTACACATAAACACTGAGGATGTGGTAGTGGTACTTTTTCTACTGGAAAATTACCTGTACCTAAGTTATAGCTATCTTGGTTAGCATAATCATCACATTCATCTTCTCCAAAAGGCTTTATCTGCCTCTCATAATGACTTGTCGATAATTCCCAATGCATAGCTTCAACGTATGGATTTTTACTACTGCTTCTTATATTAGCTGATAAAAAAGCATGATTTATTGATGTTCTAGCAAGTCTTTGTGCATTATAATCAACCTTCTTTCTTGTATTGGGATATACTTTATTCCATTCCCAATCTTTTTTAGCTTCTGGATTAATGTATTTCTCAATATCTTTTGATAACTCATAAGCTGATTTTTTTTCTGCTATGGCTCTAGTTATTATATAGTTCATATCCTTATCTATACCATTTATATCACCCCATATTCTTTCGCTTAAGCCTTTGTTATCTTTATATAAGTTCCCATTAAGAACCTCAGCTATAGCTTCTTTGGGAACTCTAGAAAAAATAGTTTTAAAAGTTTGATCCATTCCAAGATTATAATCATTATTTAACTTACTAAAAAAGCTTAATTGAACCTCATTGGCATATTTAGCAGCTTCTTCTATAGATTTTTTATTATTACCATGAAGTTGCTTTCTGACTTCTCTTAAAGATTCTTCTATAGCTTTTTTATAATCTAGTGCAAATCTTTTTGTAAGACTACCACTCTTAGCTTTAACTGCTTTTATTTCTAAATCTTTAGATGCATCTTTAAATATCTCTCTTATAAGTGTGTAATCTTTCTTTATAAGCTTTAATTGATTCTTTCTAGCCTCATTAGCAAACCTCTGATACTCTGAGTTATTCTTCATCTATATCATCCTCTAAATTGTCTATTTCCTCATTAGATGATTTAAGATAGGCATCTTGGAGTAGTGTTTGCTCTATTGCTATTTGTTCAAGCTCTCCATCTGCATCCTCATTTATATCCCACTTTTCTATATAAGATTTTCTACTTCTTACTTGTGCTTGAACTTCAGCTATATCATTAAGCCTTTCAGTCTCTTCGTCTTCAAGTATTGGATATAGATGTTCAATAGCTATAGCGTAATCAATCTCAGGAATATTCATTGGACCCAAATTCTTGGGCTTATATATTTTGATTAGCTCTATTATTTTTTCAGCCATCCACTCAAGAGCAGGTCCCCAAGTAGTCCATTTTTCTTCACATCTTTCAATGAGTTCCCAATATAAAGCCTTCATGCTTTTTCCTGATTGCATCAGTCCTTTAAGTTGTTCTAATGATACATTAGGAATACTTAAAACATCGTGCATATCATTATTTGCACGGTTAATAGTATTTTCAAACCTTGAATCATAAGAAAAACTACTTTCTATATATTTAGCATCTGAATCCAGTTCCTCATCTTCTGATTGCAAATCAATCTTTGCTCCAGGAGCAACCTTCATAGACTCATGAGTTTTTTGACTGCCATTTTTAATAACCAATTGAGGAAACATATTAAATTTAAGTGCATCTACATCGTCTGATTTTAGCTTGTTATAATTATCTTGATTATCTCCTATTTCAGCTACGTCAGATTCTCCATTTAAATCTCCTGTAAGTCCATCGTTAACAATTACATAGCAAGGTATAAAATCTAAATTAGTATTATAATCTTGGTAAGTAACTTCAACTAAATTACCATATCCATCATACACCCCTTCATTAAGAATACACTTTCCATTAAACATTTCATATTTTTGCTTCCAGATCCTTTGCCTTGATTTATCTACATCATTATTTTGAGTATAAAAAAAGATGATTTTCTGTAAATCATCTATATCCTCTGGATTGGTTTCATATACAAATTCAAGTGATGGCCTGAACATTACTTTTATTGATTTATCTGATGCATTAAGTTTAAGTGCTACTCTTTTACCTATAAAACAATCTCTAGCAGCTTTAATAAGTTTATCAGGAAATTTATTCTTCTTTAGTACCTTATTAACTAATTGACTTATTTCTTTAGCTGAGTCTTCATCTTTTCTATCGTAAGGATTAATATTTATTTCAGGAGTTCTTGAGAACATGAACCTAGCTTCTTTTTTTATAAGCTTTTTAGCTTTGTTTGTAATAAGCTTAGTTGGTTTATAATCTAAGTTGCATGGTAACCTCCAGTCTTGTCCTTTACCATCATAAAAATTATATAGATTTATTATCTCCTGGATGTCTTTTAAAACTGCAGTTCCATATATTCCACCAAGTTCTGCATTTATTATATGACTTATATCCATTATCTCGCCCCCTTTCCTGAATAGTTTTTTCTTTGTACATTTTTTCTTAGAAGAGTATATACAAAATATCTAATAGCATCCATTGCATGGTCAAACTGTTTAATAGGCTTATCTTCTCCACGGTCTGCAGCTTTCTCATCCCAAATATATGAAAAGAATTCTTTTATAGTATTTTTACATTTTTTATGAACAAATAATTCTAAATTACTTAATCGTTTAGCAACTTCTCTTATACCATCCTCTACATCATTTTTAGCTTTTTTCACTTTATAACCATTTTCTTTTAATAAAGTTATAAATGAAGCAGCAGAAGGATCTATAACTATTGTTTTTATTTTTTTACCTTCTACAAACTCTTTAAAGTCCTCAAAATATTTATTATCAGATTTCTGCTTCCCTTTTTCTCTACCACTATAATAATATTCATCTATAATAAAATAACGCCCTTTATACTTCCCTATCAAAAGAAATACACAGGCGTTTTGAGTACCATAATCTATAGCTATATAATATTCTTCAAATTTATTATCTTTTGGCCAGTATTTATGATTTTCATCTATAATGTGAGTTTCTTCTGAAAACATATCATAAATGATTCCTTGTGCAAGAACCCAAAGCCCAAGAATGAATCTTTTGAAGAATACTCCACTATACATTCTTTTATAACGTTCTTTAACTCTTTGAGATAAAGATAGATTATCATCCATAGTAAAATGAATATGTAAAGCATTCTTTTCTTCTAACTTATTCAGATACTCTAATTTAAACCAATGATAAGGACCTGCAGGGTTACAGTTAAACCACATTTTAGAATCATCTATAGAACATCTTGAAGTAGCTTGATTAACAAAAGATTGTGGCATTAAGGCAACCTCATCAAAGAACATTCCAGCTAATGTAATACCTTGGATAAGGTCCTGGGAGCTTTCATCTTTTCCTCCAAATAAATAAAAGTCATTTGAACGACCATTTTTAGTTATAGTAATATAATTTTCTGATCTGTGGTCTTTATACTTGTATCCTCGGCTTTTTAACATTCTTTTAAGAGGTTGAATTACATTTCTTCTTAAAGAACCTATAGTCTTACCAGCCATACCTAGATTCTCACCATTGTATGTTTCCATGCCCCATATAATAAAAGATAATGCCATAGATACTGTTTTACCTGCTCTTACAGACCCATCACAAATAATTATATCCTTATCTTTATAAGGGCTTTTATCCATCCACCAGGTTAAAACTTTTAATTGTTTTTTAGAAAAAGGTTTAAATTTGAAAGATGCAATTTTAATCTTCCTCATCATCCCACACCTCATCTATTTTTCCTTCTAAAGCTTCAATAAATCCATCGTCTTCTACTTCTTCATCCTCATCTTGTATTTTTGATTTATCAAGAGCGAATTTATCTTTCTTAAGTTGTAGTTCAATATCTGTTTTATACTTATTGAACTCAAACTTTTCTTTTTCTAATAGAAGTTTTTCAGTATCTCCTGAAATAGAAGCTTTAGTTTCAATTAATCGTCTTAACTGTTCCATGCAAGCAAGTATTCCATTTTCTCTATCTTCTTCAGATATTTCTTTATCATATTTTTTACCAGATACATCATAGAAGAATGTTTTTTCTCTATTTAGAAGTCTTGCTATTTTAAGTCTTAAAAGTCTTATTTCTTCATCAATATTAAGTGTTGCTGTAGTAATTTCAAAGATAGCTTTTTCCTCTTCACTTAACATGTTAGAATATAAAGATTGGTATGCTCCATGTTTTATTGCATTAAGGTTTCCTTCTGGAGCTCCTCCATTATTGCCTATTGCATTTTTATTTCCTTTTGGTGCTCCTCTTGATTTGGAACGTTCCGTATTCTTTTCACTTTTCTTTTGGAACGTTCCGTTTAATTGGTCTTCCCATTTATCTTTATTCTTCCATCCTCTTATACTACCAGGAGAAACATCTAATAATTTAGCTATTTCAACTAAATCAATGTTTCCACCATGATTTTTATATATTTCAAATGCTTTATCCCTATTGGGACTTCTTACTCTTGCCATTATCACCACCTCATCCCTAATTGGTTTTGAGTTGTTTTTTGTATTAAAAAAGAGCCTGTTATGGCTCTAACTTTACTTTTTATTCTATAAGTCTTACAATATTCCTTTTGTATTTAATACATTATATAACACTGTGCCAAACCCATATAGTTTAGACATAGTTTCAATATCACCTGTAAATCCAGCTATATCCTTCATTACTTTTTTATATTTACCCTTAGCAACATCTTCATCTTTTTCTTTTGCTATACTTAAGAATTCCATTATAATTTCAAAAATTTCTTCTTGTTTCTCATTATTACTCATTATTAAATCTATAATTATATTTAGATTGCCTGTATTTTCTTCTATATTTTTCAATGTACCTAAAACGTCTTGTTTATATTTTTCTTCAGATTGCCTTCTTCTCTCCACACTTTCTTGTAAATCTTTACTTATTTTTTCAAAATCATTTAATGGTTTTCTATCTAACTCAAATTCAGGCTTTTCTAAGTTAGCTATTTCTTGCATTCTCATAGAGCGTTGAATTAATTCAGGTGATACTAAGTTTGATATTTTTGAAGCTTGAGTTATGGGTCTTGATTGCTCTAAAAATTTTTGTTGTTGTTTTACAATGGACATTCCTGTTTTCACTTGATTTAATGTCCTTTGTTGTTCTCTTATAGCATTAATCATAGGTTGTTCTATAATATTATTTTTATTATCTTTATTATCTTCACTCAAGTTAAAACCCCCCTTCTGAATACATAATTCTACATAAAGAGAGTAATTTCCTTTTGTTCTAGGATTTAATTTCCAGTAACTGCTCCCATTATTTTTTTAGTAATCTCATTTGCTACATTCTCTATAAATGCATTTATTAAATTACCTATATGTGATTTTATTGGATAAAGAAAACCACCTTCGTGTGCTGTTAGTATAGCATAAGCAGCTAAGCATAACAATAATCCAAATAAGCCTCCACCTTTTTTCTTTCTTCTCATCTTTATACCCTCTTTCTATATAGTTATAATACATAATTCGATATAAAGGGAGTTTTTTCCTTTTTAGATATTATATTATTCATATTAAAACACTATTTTATCATTAACTAAAATAAGTAATTTTATCTTCTTAATATATTTGTGTGTATTATATTAAGATTTTGACATATAATATAATGCATATGCAAAAACAAAAATAATTTAATATAGAAGAAAGGAGGAAGCTCTATGCGTATTTTTTTCCGCATACTAATAGCTCTTTTAGTTTTTACTACTATATTTAATATTTTTATTATAGTAATATTCTAAGTAAAAGAGCTATAACTAGAGCTACATTAGTTTGATTTTTCAAACTAATGTGTTCCTCCTATTAGATTAATTAAAAATATATAGTTAAAGGAATTTATTTATCCTCCAGCTATATATTTTTTTGAGAACTTACCTATGTTTCAGCCATTATTAAAATATAATATTTGATAGAAATTATTTTAATAATGTTAAATATGAAAATCCATATCACGTACAATCGTTGAAATTTAGACGTTTCTTATTTTTCAATTTGATTAATGCAATTAAAAATAATTATAAAGAAAAATGAGTCTACTTTTTAAGTAAACTCTAAAATCATTTATCAAATCCATTTATATAATAGATTTTTTATAAAATTATCTTTTCAATAGCTAATTGTGTGAGATTAGCTCATTTCTCTATATTAACATAATACCATGACTTTTCTAAGAAATGTGGCAGTTTTCGGGAAGTAAAAGTGAAGTATATCCAAATATACCTAAAGATAACTTTTCTATAGAAATTTTTCTCTTTTCCTTGCACCATCTCTCACTGTATTTTGCCATACCAGCTACCTGCCACCATTGTAATCCTTCTATGTACCTTAACTTAATTATTCTTTTTTCATCCTCATTAAGAGCATCCAAGGCCCTATCTATTTTATCGATCTTGTTCTGAGTTTTCATAATCTGCTTTTCTAACCTATTTATCTTTTCAATATTAGCTATAGCTTCTTCCTCTGTAGTGCAAACTATACTATATGTTGGAGAAGTCTTTTCCTTGTCATATCTAATAGCTCCAGTTCCCGTAGTATCCATGTTTAACTCTTGAATCTCTGACTTTAAATTTTCAACACTAACTTTAAGCATCTTATAATTGTACAGCATCCACTCAGTTTTTTTGTATGTATCTTTATTTTTTTTCATAATCTCTTCCCTCTCCTCTTTATCTATAAAATAAAAAAGGACACTCCTAGCCTATATTAGACTTAAGAGTGTCCGCTGCTTATACAGTAGGACTAATATGCTTTCTTTCTATTTCTTAAGGTATAATCCATTTGAAGATTACCATTATGATTATTTATCTCTATGTTTATATAATCTAGTTTATTTTCATTATCTGCTGAGTCTAGCACACAATTTATAAACGATACCATCTGATACTTCAACATTTCTTTTTTATCCATTGGTTTCACCTCTTTGATTGTCTATTATTTCCAGATAAATATCTATTTTACCATTCTTAATGATTCAAACATACTTATTTGTCTACCTGCTTTTCTAAGATCATCCCAACCTTCAAAATCATCACCTAATATATTTTCTATAGCTTCTGGAGTAGTAGCCCAGTCTTTTCCTAATGTTGCCACCATATTGCTCCAATCTTCTATATCATGTTTTTTAAGAGATCCATCTTCGTCTATATGTCTTAATTCATGATATATTAGAGCTATAACTTGATTATTGCTCATCCTTTCTATGTAATAATTTCTTGTTTCTAGAACGTATTCATAACCTAACATGGATTCTAGTTCATTGTTAGCTTTTTTAATTCTAGCAATCCAAGGTTGTTTTGCTGCAGTAGGTTTCCATTCCATATCTTCAATAAACAATATAGTTCTAGGATGTATATGTCTTATTTCAGGAAATCTTTCAACTAACTTTTCAGCAATAGTTTTATATAAATAATTTTTTATCCAATGTCTTTGTCCATACTTAGCATTGTCCAACTTTCTTATAAATCTGAGATTTCCTCCATCATGCATATTAGTAACAGCTACATTATATCCACCTGAAAACTCTACTCTTTCTAATTCTTCTCCAGTATCATTATCAACTATTATTAATTTTCTTTTCATATTACTCCCTCCAAACCTTCAAGATAATCAAGAACTATTCCATTTCTACTTTTAATCTGTATCATTACATTTATAGGAATATAGTTGAATCCTGCTCTTCCTTTGTTAGCTTTCCATCTATCCCAATATTCAACAACTATAGGTCCTGGAGTAAAATATCGTTTATCGAACATCTTCATGTAGCAAAGTATGAAGCTTACTTCTCCTATAGCTAGAGCTTCTCTTATATATTCAATCTGATGCTCTTCTATATTTTTTAGTGGTAAGCCTCTAGTCTCTGTAGCTACTTCCTTACAATCAAAACTTATGCTTATACCACTCTTTACGGTTCCTCTAAAATCTAGAGTACTCTTTCCTACTGGGAAGGCTGATACTATTTTCTTCCCTTTTCTTATGACTTGCCAAGGAGTACTTATTTTTTGGACGAGGGCTATACCTCTGCTTTTATAGCCCTCATTAGATTTTATTATCTCTTCCTCAAAGGCCTTCCCTTTATTGGCCATCTTATAATTTTTCTTATAGCTTGTATCTAACAAAATATCACCCCATTTTAAACTTATATTTCTAGAACTTTATTTCAAATTTACCTGCTTTAATTTCTATACTAAGTCCTTCTAGTTCTATTCCATCCTCCATTTTAGCTATTATCTTTTCTAATTCTATATTTTTCTTATCTATTGATATATTACTCCTTTTATTAACTAAACTTAGCTTTATTTTTAAGAAATATATTCCTTAAACCCAGACTACGTTTTTCTTTTGTCAGTAGTCCTATTTCTCTAGGTGTCATAACAGGTCTAGTTGATGCTTTCTCTAAACTCCATCCGCTTTTAATTCTTTTTCTAAATGTATTATAAGGTATTCCATTTTGCTCTGCTTTTTCAAGGTATTCTCTTGGATATACTCTATTTTTCTTTTTCATTTTTTCAGCTTGCTTCTTCCTGTCTTGAAGAGGTTGAGTTGCAGCTCTTTCTATGTCCCAACCCAGTATATTACTTCTATATCTTAACGTGCTATAACATATTCCATTCTGCTCTGCTATTTGTCTCCACTTAGAATCTAATCTTTTTTTAATATGTGGTGGAGTAGTTATTGCTTTTTCTTTATTCCACGCTAGAGATCTTATCCTTGTTTCTAAAGTTTGTTTATCAATTCCATTCTTTGCAGCTTCTTGATATTCTCCAGGAGTTATATAAAATTCATAATTCATATACTCACCTCCAATGTAGCTGTTGCCCATTTGAAGCCACCTGCTGTTTTAAGTCTATCTTTTATGCATAATCTTATGGTTTCTCTATGTAGGTAGTTCTCCCTACCCGCATGAGCCATGCTATTGTATTCCTCTAATACCTCTCCAGTAATAGGATCTATTTTTACAACTGGAACACTGTTGCTTTTTGCACCTGTTTTTTTACCTAAACTTTTTCTATTAGTCCAAGTTAAATTTCTAAAATGATTATCATGAATATTTCCACTTTCATGAAACACTATAGTATTTTGTTTTGGATTATCATTTACAACAAAATATTCTGCGACTAGCTTGTGTATAGCAATCTCTTTCACCTTTTTATCTACAGTTACTTTTACATGTAGCCATTTGCCCTTTCTTATATAAGGTCTTAATATCTTTATTTTCCCATTTTTATATAACACCCTAGTTCTTCCATAACTGCTTATCTGATACTTTCCATTTGTATCTTCTATATCTTTCCAAAGTTCATCTTTTATAACTTCATTTTGAAATAAAGTTTTAACTTCTTCCTCTGAAAATGTATCATCCATTAAGTAACAATTTATATTTTTCAGCTTTTTTCTTCTTGATTTGTAAGATGCTAATGTATCTACTGCATAACCTGTTATGCCGCTTATCTTTTTATATGTGGTTTCTTTTTTGATATTAGTTATCGGGTCATATAGATATAGCATAAATACGTCCCCCTTTATCCTAGATAGAATCTTATTTTAACGTCATATAATCATTTTCATTTGCGGAGTCAATAATTCAATTAAATTATCATCACTTTGTACTCCTTTTATAACAGAGCCGTATACCCACGACTTTTTATTTATATGTTTGCTCTGATGAACAGCTATATCAACTTTCATACTCAAGTGGTAGTTGATTATTGAAAGTTCTTTTTCTATCACAATTCCTTCTTTATAGCTCGTGTAATCAATTTTTGCATCTTTCCCAAAAGAAGATTCATAAATTCTTATTCTATCTCCAATCTGAAATATATCATCTATCTCTTTCTTAATATTTGCGTTATGCTCTTTTGGGCATATGCAATACCACCTTCTAAAATGTTTCCCTTTTCTTAGTATCAATCTACCATTTTCTCCACACACAGGGCATATACAACTAGATACTTCTTTTTCTACAACTTTGTCAGATTCTCTATATACATTCACCCTTATCACCTCCAACGTCGTGTAAATCTTATTTAACTATTTAGATACTACTCAATTTTTCTATGCATTCACTACATATATTCTTACCTTCAAAATGCTTTACGTCCTTTGCATTTCCGCAGAATACACATGCAGGCTCATACTTTTTAAGAATTACCATATCTCCATCAACATATATTTCAAGTGAATCCTTAACATTTATATTTAAATTCCTTCTTAATTCTATAGGTAAAACTACTCTTCCTAAGTCATCAACCTTTCTAACTATACCTGTTGCTTTCATTCTCAATCTCCTCCAATTTTTATATTTTTCAAGCTTCAATTAAGCTAATTTGATTTTCAGTTCTCCTTTTGGAGTATTCTTAGCAAAGCATTCTCTAAGTCCTGATATATGCTCAAATACATACAGATTCTTAGTTTCAGATACAAACCTCATCTTCTTTTTTATATTTTTCCTTCCAGCTTTATCTGTTACATCATAAGAACTAGAATGTTTTATACTAACTCTGTAAACCTGTCCAGGAATAAGATTCATAATTTTTCTAATAGGTTCATTTTTTTGTGTCGATGCTCTCATATCAACCGCTCCCCCTAACTAAATAGCTCGTTTATTTAACCTATGATTAAAGCTTTTGCCTATAAACTCAATCATTCTACCATCACACTGTTCTATAATCCTGCTTCCTATAGCTTCATCGATATTCAGTAACTTGTCTGATGTATATTCGCTAGATACTATCATTGGGGAACCCTTTAGGTATCTATAATTGATAATCTCAAACATGATATTTATATCAGTTTCAGTAATCTTACCTTTGAATAGATCATCAATCAAAAGGACCGTTGCATTCTTGTATTTTGATATCTCTCTTTGATAATAATATTCATCAAGCATATTTTGTTTTAAGGCAGTTATAGCTTCCCTGTACTGCATGTATAAGACTCCAATATTCCTTGACATTAGAGCATTTGCTATGGCGATAGATAAATGAGTTTTACCTGCTCCTACTTGTCCTAAAAAGCCTATTGAGCCTTCTCCATTGAATTCAGTTGCATAATCAAAAGCCATCCCCCTAGCCTTTCTAGTTACTCCATTAGTCACTTTATAATCTTTCAAAGTTTTTTGCCTGAAAGCTTCTGATATCCTGCTATTTTCCAGTATCCTCTCATACTCTTTTCTCTCTCTACATTCACAAAATACCATTGCATCAAGCTTAGGATTATATATCATTTCTCTATCCTTGCACTTAGGACAATCATATTCCCTGTTCTTCGATGAGTCTGTCAAGTTCTTCATCGGTAAGCTCTGCGACTTCATCGCTGATTTTTCCTTCTGGTGGTCTGTATCCTTCAAAAGAGTGTCCACTCTCTTTTTTAGAAGTGCCTCTATATCCATCTTTAACAGCTCCCTTTTTATTTTTTATATCTTGATAATCCCTAATATAAGCTTCAACAGATTCTAGGGTTAATAAGTTATTCTCCCTCCACCTTTTCAAAATACCTTCGATATAGCCCAAATATCTCTTAGCATTACAAACTGCTATTTCAATTGCTTTTATGATTAATCTATAATCCATACCATCATCATCTAGGTAAGCTATTATCCTTTGAGCTTCCATTGGAGTTATCGGATGAATGTTTTGGTCAAATACTTTTTTGATTTCTGAGAACTCTTTACTACTACAACTACTTAAGGATCTTTTTTGTAGATGGATCTTTTGGTCCGACTTTTCATCCGTACCCCCTACGGATTTACATCCGACAGGTATCGGTTTTATATCCGAACCCTCCGACTTTTCATCCGAGTTATCATCTGGTTCAACTTCTATATAATCATCAGAAATTAAGCTATAATATTCTTTGCCTAGTTTAAAAAATGAATATGTTCCACCTTGCTTTTTAGTTTTATGTCCTAATACTCCTGCCTTTACCATTTTTTTAAGTCTTCTATATACACTATCTTTTGTCTTAAGTCCTAATATTGGTAGTTCCTGTATAAGCCACTCATATTTAATCCAATAGTATTTTTCATTGTCAATTATTTCAGCCTTCATCTTCTCTGTGTCTTTAAAATCTACGAAGCATCTTAGCATTAAAGCATCTGTAGAATCTAATCCTAATTTTATAAGTCTACGTTGGCTAAATCCGTTTATAGTAAATTTCATTTTTTCACCTACTCTTGTGTATATATTTTTGATTTATGTCAATAATTCAAATAAGAATGTTTTTTAATACTCTTAATCTTAGGGGAGTTAATTCTCCCCACTCCCCAAATCAAATATTTTTCTTCCTATTCCCACCAGTTAAATTCGTCTTTAGCGGGAATTTTAAGTTCTATAATGTTAGTACCTTCTTTTTCTATTAACTCTGCTTTTAAAGGCTGTGGTGGAGCTTGAAAGCCATAATAATCTATATCCTGTTGCAAAGATAATCTCTCTATAGGGTCCATAAACATTTTTTTATCCCTCCTAGCTTAATGGAGCTCCTTCAAAACCATCTTTTACTTTAGCTTCTATCTCCTCACATATTTTGTTATAATCTGTTTTCTTAACATCTTCACTTGATGTATAGCCATACTTGCCAATTATCTCTTTTACCGTTTCTGTGCTTCCTTGAGCTATTGCAAACATTCTTTTTGCTTGAGCTTTGCTGATGGTACCTGATGAATCTGTATAAACTTTTTTATTACTTTCCTCTATGTTTGTCCCATTCAAGTCCATATCTTCGAATATATCCGATAAAGAAGATACTAATAATGTTGCATCAACTAAAGCTCTTTTCTTAGCCATCTTTAAGATTGTGTTATCTATAGTAAATGGATCTAACTTTTTATATTTACTTTCTCTAGTGTTACAAGCTCCTAGACCTTCAGTAATTAGAATTTCATTTTTATATAATCTACATCTAACTTGATATTGAAAAAATCCATTTTCAAAGTCTCTTGTTGAATCTACTATTTCAAACTCACTTCTAAGTCCAAGTAACATTAGTATTTTTTCTGCTCCTGGTTTAAGTAAAGTTGGCTTTTTAGTTCCAGGTACCACTCCAAAATCATGGTTTTGTCTTAATGTCTTCTGTATTACTGATTGCATCTGACTTATTTTAGTCATTGTATTTGCTAATTGATTAAGATTAACCGAATCTATTATCGATACTGTACTTGGCATTACTTGCATTTCATTATTCATATCTATTCCTCCTAAGCTAATATTTCAATTTCTTCACTTTTATTACCAAGCTTATCCTCAAGCTTTTCTATAGCCTCTTTACTTAAAGTTAAAAGTCTATAAATATTTACTTCTGCAAAAAGTTCTGTATTAGAATTCCATCTAGCTTGGTCCAGTTCCATCTTAAGTTGATTTAAATTCATTTTCATCACCTCATTTTTGTGGTATAATTCAAATATCATTATTTTTGAAAACCACTTTTCTTTAGACTTTTAAGGTACAACTTAAAGGTCTTTTTTCGTTCTGTCTATTTGCTCCTGCAGTGTCTCATCCAATACACTCATAAACTTTTCTACATCTTCAAAGTTTCCTTGCTTCTTACCTAAATCAAACAGAAGCTTTATAGTTCTTAAGATGTGTAACTGGTCTACTAATCTTGAATGTTTTTCTGAGTTAATAAGAAATTTTATATTCTTAACCATACTAATGTCTTCCTCCTTGAGCATATGACTTAGAGATAACCTTTTTCTGAATTCGTTTATTTATACTTTCGATAGAAATTCCTATCTCTTCTTCAACTCCTACCAAGAGCATCCTCTTCCATCCAACTGGATCTGCTATTTGCTCCAACAAATCACTTATCCTTGCAATTTGTTCTTTAGTGTATTCCTTACCTGTCATGTTCTCCAGCACTATATTGAACAGTTCTTTTTGTGCTGCAATAGATTCCTCTTCCTCTTCTATATTCTTTGCTATAAGTCTTATTAGGTCACTTTTAATTCCTGAATAATATGGTGTAACTATTAAATCTGCATCTAGCTCATTTATAATTTCAAGCCTCAGTCTACTACTATCCAATATCTCTGGTATCTTCTTTTTTATATCTATTGGTATTGGTCTTTTCCCAGCCTCCCATTCTGATATATCCGATTGAGATACATTCAATAGACTTGATAGTTGCTCTTGGCTTAAGTGCTTCCTCTTCCTTTCATTCTTCATTAGAATCCTATAGCACATTTTACACACCCTTTCTATTTAATTTTCAAATATCGATTGACTAGAATATTTGTAATGTCTATATTCCTCTATAGATTTATTCCAAGTCATTTTGTTACAATTAACTTATGGATAAACGTTTAATACTTTTAGTATCCTTCCTTGTAAGGCTGCTTCTTCTAATTTAGAAGTTAAATCTCTTGCCTTACATGCAAATACATATCTTCTTAGTCTCCCCTCCTTCTGTCCTTTCTTGATTATCATATACTCACCCCCTTTCAGCTTGTACTAAAATCAAGTAAAAGGTTAGTCAGATTAAACTGACTAATTATTGTTTTGTTTAAGCTCTTCTTCAAGTCTTTCAAATACTTGATCTAAAACTCTATCAGGATATTTATTTCTTAGAATTCTTATAAATGCTTGTGCTTTTCTTCTTTCAAATTCTTCTAGGTTTTCTTTAGCTGGCGGTACAACTGTTACCGTTTTTATCCTGCTCATATCACCACCCACCTTTGTAAATACTATGAATCTTAAATTTTGTCCTATTCCCTATATGTTAGGCACTTTCTTGTTGTAGTAGTTGAGATATATCTACTTCTAATGCTTGAGCAAGTAAAATTATTTCATTAGCCTTTATACATCTTTCACCTCTTTCTATACGGCTAATTAACGTTTGATTTATATTTACTTTTTTCCCAAGTTCTTCTTGTGACATTTTTTTACTTTCTCTAATAGATTTGATTTTAGCTCCAATCATTTTAAGCACCTCCTTATTTACATGTTAGTACCATTTGTTCTAAATGCCAATAAAAAAAATTACTATTTGTTCTAATTGTATCTTTATATCTTCTTTTGTATTAAAATATTAGTACAAATTGTTCTAAAAGGATGATGTTATGAAATCTTTAAACTTAGGTGATAAATTAAAACAATTACGAACCAATAAGGGTCTTACAACAAAACAAGTTGCTGAAAAAATTGGATTTTCTCAATCGTACATAAGTCGTTTTGAGAACAATAAAGCTGTACCAGATATTGAAATACTTGCTTCTATATTAGATATCTATGATGTCACTTTATCTAACTTCTTCAATGATGGTACAAGTTCTATACCACTTACAAACGATTTAAGAGAACTTGTAGACTCTGCTAAGGATTTACATGTAGATGATGTTAAAATCCTTAAAACCCTAGCTTCTAGGCTAAAAAAATAGCTTATAAAGAGTAGTGAACTAATTTATATTAACTAGGGGGTTGCATTAATGAAAAAGCATATAAAAAATAGTAATTTTCATGATGTTACAATAAATATTTTAAATAAACATAACTTTGAAGCTTCTGACTTAAAGGATTTAACAGTTCAATACACCGATGCATATGCTGAAGTGTATAACTTTTTAACCGACCTCTGTGACGATTCAGATAAAAAAGAAAGAGATAATTATTCAGGTCAAGGCAGTAGAGCCTAGTATTCTTACCTAAATAATTAAATGTTCACTACTCTTTATTCTTAGGTTTTTTACTTGTATATTCTTTATGTAAAACAGTGCATTCCAACATAGCATTCTTTGTCTTATCTAATATATATAACCCATATCCAACAGAAACTTCTCTTTTCCCTAATACATCTAAGAGTTCTTTTATCATTTCTGCATCATTGTCGTACTCGCATAAATCTCTAATGTTATTTATAGCTATTAAGCTTTTATCCATCATTCTCACATCCTTACAATTAGTATTTAATAGCCTCAAAATATACCTTTGCGACCTCTGGAAGCACTTTAATTTCTTCATCATCACCAGTACCAGTGGTTGCTACTCTTATGATAAATTTCTCTAATGCTTCTAAAACCTGCTCACTTCCTTTTTTACTCTCACTCATTCCCTTCACCTCCTTACAATGCCATGAATTACCACTATTTTGATATTACCTCTGTGGGATAATATAGTTAGGCTAAATCCTTATCGCCCAACACTTTGTTGTGTGTATGCTCAAAAAAAATTTCATCAACAGTTTTTCCAAAGGTATCAGCTATTTTTTTAGCCAATTTGAATCCTGGTTTTCTTGTTCCAGTTTCTATCATAGAGTAATAGTTTTTGTGTATACCAAGTACCTGAGCTATATCTTTTTGTGTGTATCCAGACTTAATTCTTTCAATTTTTAAATTTATCATAATTATCACCTCTTTACTTTGGATAATTCACTCAACATTATGTTGTCCTTATATTTGTAATTATATACAACATTCTGTTTGATGTCAACGATTTTTTTGAAAAAACACAACAATTTGTTTGAATACATTTTAATAAATCAAACAAATTGTTATAATTATAAATAATAATCAACGATTGGTGGTGTACTATGTTTGGAGATAGATTGAAAAAATTAAGAGAAGATAAAAATATGTATCAAAAAGATTTAGCAAATATTCTGGGTGTTTCCGCTGGAGCTATAGGTATGTATGAAAATAATAAAAGAACTCCTGATTTTGACATTTTAAAAAAAATTGCCGATGTATTCGATGTGACTATAGATTACCTGCTAGGAAGAACTAATAATCCTACTACAGTCAGAATTGAAGGAGATAAGCTTCCTAAGGAGCTAAGAGAAATAGGAGTAGAGTATTTGACAATAGCCAAAGAAATGGCTGACAAGGAAATACCTCCAGAAGATATAAAAAAAATAATAGATGTTTTAGGAAATAGGAAATAAAAAAATGACAACCATTTAATTGTAGTTGTCATTTTTTTATAACCTCATATATTTATCTATTCTCCTGCAATATCCATTATGTAAAATCCACCATTTTTATATTCATATGCATACTTTACATCTCTTTCATTGTATTCATCTTCCCAAAATATTGCTGATTCGCTTATATCTGCTATTCCTTGATTTGCTAATTTTGCAACCAAATCATCTGAATACATTCTCATAACATTGTTTCCTGTTTTGCGGGTATTTTTTACATCAAATTTCAGATAAATTAAAGCTATATAATCATCAGATGCTTCAGTTCCTAAATTTTCATTTATAGTTATTTTACTAAGTTTCACATTCAAATAATCTCCATTTGAAAATTCATTCCTTACAGCAGTTTCTATTTCAGATTTACGACTTACTTCTTCTATTTGTTTATCTGTATTTTCCTCAGTTTCTTGTTTAATTGATTCTACTTTTTTATGAGATTCTTTTGATTCTTCTTGAGATATATTTTTTTCTTCTTTCTGTGTAGTTGGAGCTACTGTTTCTGTTGCATTTTGTCCTTCATCATCTCCACCAGCTAATGACCCAATTACACCTAGACCTATAATCACAATAAGTCCCCATTTTAAAATTTTCTTCATTCTTATAGTTGCCCCTTTCATATATTTGCATTTTAGATAAGCATGATACAATTATTGCTTTGCTAATCTGTTTACAGAGAATCCAGTTTGATCGTTCCACTGAACTTGTAAATTTAATTTAGTAGCAATATTAGAAGTCAAAGGAACATATGTTATCCCATTATAAGATAAGAATGGATAGTCAGCATCATCATATACAACTTCATTATTTATAAGTATGTTAGAATTAGTTTTAAATGCCTCTTGAGATACTTTCGAATTATGAGCCTTATTATTTAAAGATAAAGGTTTTGTATTATCAATTTTATTTGTAATTGCAACATTTAACCTCTTTGAATCATCCATATTAGCATAAAATCCTAAGTATTGCCCATGCTCCCAAGTTAAAGGTAAATAAACTATATTATTATAGCTAAAGAATGGATACTTACAATATTGGTTATTAACTACAGAGTTATTAACCTTTATAGTATAACTTGGCACATAAACGCTTCTTATATTTGGATTTACTACAGGTGCTTTTGGAGCTGTTGATTTTTTAATATGAGTAGTAGTCTTATTACTTTTATATGGACACACTCCGTTTTTGTGTAAATGAGCAGAATATCCACCACAATGGTAATGATAAGATCCTAATCCACTCTTATTCTTGTAGTCATGATGTCCTCCGCTACCATCAGTTCTTCCTCTGTGAGCTATTGAAGTACTGCTACATAACAAAAATATTGACAAAGCAATCCCTAATGCTCTTTTTCTAGTGTTTTTCATCAAATTACCCCTTCCTTTATATATATTCAAACAAATTATACCATAATTTTCTATTATTTTCATTAATTACTTAGTTATTATTATCATTTTTAGGGAAAATCAGGACCACCCGTAAAACGGGTGGTTTGCTCCAGCCCTAGAAGGGCATATTACTCGCTGTATCTCAAGATACATTGAAAGGTCTGCCAACCGCTTATTTTTTCAGGCTACCTCTAAAGAGGTTATTTTTTGCCTT